AATAGTAATAGCCATTAATAAAGTCCTTTTTGTATGTCGTCAAACAACCAATCAAGATACCATACATTCTGAAATGGTATTAACCTACGCACATTTTTTGCTGTGTGGTGATTGTATTTGCCTCCTTTGACATCATAAATAATATCAAAGATGTTATAAATTTGACCTGCAGTTGGGCCACCAATTGTTCCTGCTTTCCATCTCATTGAAGATCCATATGGTTTTGATTCTCCAAGTAATGGTGAAATTCCAATTCTATTATCAGATAAAGTTTCAATAGCTTTGTTAACATCAGTATATATTCCAGCTAATCCTGATCTATCAAAAGCATTAAGTAATTTTTGAGTTAATGATAATTTGTTATAATCTCTATTAAATCTAACTTTATGGTATATAGCATCAATCATCATACCAGAGCCAAGAAGAAGCATAGATCCAAATAAGAAATCCAAGTCTTTTTCTTGTAGTCCTCTCATTAACATTCTTTGAGTTGCTGCCATTGCAAATTTTTTAAACTGGGTAAGAGTTGATCCCCATTCTGTACTCATAAATTTAGGAGTATCACCTAAACCTGGGGTTACAATTGTTACATTTATATCTTTGTTTAATGCTGCTTGAAATGCGTCTTTAGCTATATCATCATCCCATCTAGCAGTATTTGCCATATAGTTGTGCTTAGTTTTTTCGCCATATTTTTCAAATTGAACTGCTATTCTTTTAGCAACACCTTCATCAATACCTGCTGATGATAAATTAGTTTTCCATTTATCACCCAATGTTCCTTTGCTCCATTTAACAGAATCTTGTAATATTCGAGAGCCAATAGTTACCGAAGCTAATGATTTTGCAAATTCTGTCCATCTAGACATAAGGTTAACATACATAAAATTGAAAGAAGATAGTTTACCCATTCCTCCTTCAAATTTAGAAGATAAACCAAACATATCTCCTACATCAGCAAATAACATTGCTCTTGCACCAGTTACCATATCAATTGCTTCACCTGCTGCTTGAGCTTCTGCTTTACCCATATTAAATATAGTCCGAGTACCTAGATAATTTCCCAATACTTCAAATTGAGTTTTAAATCCTCTTTGAATACCAGAAGTCATAATAATTCTAGCTAAGTCAGGCATTGCTGCCATAAAACCTGTAAGCATAGTTAATGCATTATAATGTTTAGCTGTTCTCATACCAACTGATGTCCAAGAATGAGGATTAGAAGGTAATCCATATGTACCTCTAATTAATTCTACAGCTGCTTCCAAATCATCTAATGTTTTATACATTTCATTTGTAAGTCTTACTTTTTCGCTATGAGAATTAGCTTTAAATATTTGACTTTTATATTCTTGTACTACTTTCATTAAACCTGGGAATGTCATAGATGTAGCTTCATCTACATATTTCATGCCAATACCCATAGTATCACCATACTTTTGAGTAAGAAGAATATCTGGTATTACTTGTCTAGCATATGCTTTTTGTAAAGCAAAAATATCAGATAAAATAAATCCACCATCTATTAATTCTTTTTGAGCTATTTCATCTAAATTTAATTCTCTAGCTCTATTAGCTCTTGCATATCTAGGATGTGGAAATAAAAATTTTTCTTTTAATAAAGTTTTTTCAATATCTTTTAATGCTTCTTGAAATGTTTTATTGGCAGTTTCTTTACCTAATAATTTTGTAAATAATTCAGTGAGATCATCTCTGCCACTTTTTTTAAAATTTAATATTTTTTTATTAATATCAGCTAATGCTTCTTCATAGAATTTACTTCCTGGTTTTTGACCAGTTGTTCTCATTGCATAAAGATGTGCTAAAGTTTCTTCTCTTAATTTAGTAACTTCTTTCCAATTCGTTTTTTCATTTTTAAGAAATGGAAAATGATTAGATAATTCATCAACTAATTCATTAAGTTTAGCTTCATTAATTTGTTTGCCTTTTCTAGCATAATCATCTCTAATTATTTTTTTAAATAATTCAGGATTTTTATCTATTGCATTTTTAATATAAATTAAGTTAATGTAATTATTAACTCCACCTTTAGGTATTGCTTCTAATCTTTTAGTTAATTTATCAATACGATCTTTAATTTTTGATATTGGTTCTGTAATATATCTATTCTCATTTTTAGACCAATATTTAAATGTGCCTTCTTTTTTAGCTACCATGTTTTTAAGTACATCATTCCAAAAATTTAATTCTGCTTGAACAGGCATTTCTCTAATTTTAAGATCTTGTATCTTTTTAAAGAAATGACCATAAACATAATCTTGACTTATTCTAGCTGCAGCTGCTACTTCAGGAATTTCATGTGACATAGCATTTAATCTAGCGATTGATACTTCTTTTGAAAATTCATTTAATGACATAAATTCATTATTAAATCTATTGTGCACCATAGATCCAATTGTAGTATTTGGAACTTTTTGTGCACCTTGTACTCTTGCAACATATTTTAAATATTCTTCTTTAATAAGATTATGAGCTTGTACTTCTCTGACTCTCATCATTCTCATATCTGTTTCAATAGATTTACCTGTAGCATCAAAACCCCATTGTTTTGTATTTTTAAGTTTAAGCAAAGGAGTATCTAATAAAGTTGCCATCATTTCTCTTGCAGTTTTAGAAGATGATTTCATAACTCTAAATACAGGAGTCCATGGGCCATCTTCGCCAAACCATTTAAGATTAGTTTTTATAAATTCTTCACCTTCCATAATTTCTTTTGTTGTTTGCCTTTTAACAGTGCCTATTCCTGCAGCTCCTACTGATGGCATAGGTTGTTTATTTTGCATTGAAGGTTCTATTACATCTTCAGAAATTTTTGATTTAGTAGTTTCTATTTTTGGATTTTTTGCACTTCGTTCAATCCAATGAGTATCTAAATCATCTATTTTATTTTTAAGAGCTAAGTTAGGTTTAGCTTGTGTAAATTTATTTATAACAGCTGGTATTGCATACCCCCCTGCTGCTACCCAAGGTACATAACTATCATTTCTAATTGGATCTATATTTTGTTTTAATATTTCTTCAGAAAGCATAGCAGTACCGAATACTTTTGCTGATTGTCCAACTTTAGTAAATAATAATAATGTAGAAGGATCTAAAATAGCACCACTTAATCTTCCTATTTGATGCCAAGGAGATGTAACATTTTGTTCAGCTCTTGCTAAATATTTATTTAATATATCTGTAGTTTCATGAGCTGATCTACTAAACATAAATAAATGATAAAAATCATCATAACCTTTTAACTGAGGATCTTCTTTAGGATTATAATTTGGATCAGGTTTATAATCTTGATTATTCCATAACCAGCTTCCAAACATTACAGAAAGATTTTCTTCTGCAAATCCTTCTTTAAAATCTTTAAAAGGAGTAAACTCTACTTTTTTTCTATTAGCTAGAGCTTGGTCTTCTTGCCATTGTGGTGTTATTGCTTTAGGAAAATATTCCATTATTTTTTAACACTTTTTAATTTTAAATCTTGAACAGCAGCTTTACCTTTTTTAGTAAAGTTTTTTTGATACCATTGCACTAAACTATTTTTACTTAAATGATAATCTGTTATTAAAGGATGAGTATCTTCTGTTTTAATATCTGTTTCATGTGGTTCATATTCCCATCCTTTTCTTTCTGTTTTTACCATCCATTTATGAAATCCTGGCCATTTTTTTCCTGCCCAATTAACACCTGCATATCTTAAACCTTCACCATACATTCCTGGTGTTCCTTTGTATCTAGAATCTTGTTCTAGTGTTGTATAATCTTTTAAATCAGAATAAGCTCCTGATACTACTTTAGAAATTTCTTTACCTACAACATATGCACCTGTTGCTACTAAAGTTCCTCCAACTATTGGCCCCATTATTGTACCTTTCCTAATGTTCCGTTGTATGAGCTATATGCTGATTCTATTCCTCTGAATAAAATAGCATTAAGTAGTATTTGATTATCTTTTGGAAAATGTTTATTTACTACATCTCTACCCATTTCAACATTCATGATCATTTTTAAAATACCATGCATTTCATTTGCATTAAGTATATTAACTGTATCGTTTTCATTAAATCCAAATTCTTTAAATACTTTAAAATATGGACTTGGATCTTTAGCATACATTGTAAAGATTTCTTTTAATGTAGGTGTTGCACCATATTCATTTGATACAGCACTTACTAAACTAGATTTATTAAGAATAATTTTAACAGATGCTCTTGCAGCATGTTCAGGACTAGAAAATACTGCTAAAGTATTTCCATCAACTTTATATTCTAATTGTCCATCCCACATTTCACCTGTTTTACCTTCGTTAACCCAGTGTATTCCAAAATAATTATTAGTTCTTAAACCAAGATTCATTTCTTTATTGTTATAATTTTCTTTAGCATAAGTACTATAAGTCAAATCTAAATTGTTTTTTGTATAAGGCATTTTCCAAAATGGTACTAAAGATTCATTAATTTTTTGATGATCAGATAAATCCATATTGTTTGCTATTTTTTTATCAAAAGAAATTAATTCATTTCTATTATTTGTAGCTTTTTTCATTTTGGTTTGTAATTCTCTATAATCAACATCAACACCCATTGCTTTCATAATCCAAGCAAATGGTCTTACTTCTGCTGGTACATCATCCATTCCTGGATAATCAGGATAGTATCTCCAATTACCCATTCCTTGAGCCACTTTAATTAATCCAAATATTCCTCTTTTAGCCCAATTCCAATCTGGAACTAGATGTCCATATTCTTTTATAAACTCATCATATTCTTGAATAGCAAGATTGTTTATAAATTGAGAATGACTTTTAGGAGTGTTTTCAGAAGTTACAGATAAATTATTCCAGACTTCTGGAGAAAAATGTTCATTAGCATCTGTTATATCTATTCTTTGTCCATTAGGTAACATTAATGCTAAATGATACGCAGGTACTTTTCTGCCATTTAATTCTACTAAATTACCTTTTGGTTCTAAAATAATACCTTTACCACCATTATCAAAAATAGTTTTTAAGATAGCCATAGGATTCATTCCACCCCATACTTCTGCTAATTCTGATTCATTGTAATTTTCAAATTTAGAAAATATATGTGCATATACTTCGTTATTTAATTGATCACCATTTACATTAGGATAAAATTTTTCAAAAGAATTTTTTATTAATATAGGATGGTCTTGTCCTGAATACATAGTTGGATAATAGTTCATATCTTTTAATCTATTGAATGCTTTGTATATTGCACCATCAATATATTTAGCATATGCAGGATCTGTAGGATCTGCACCTTCAGGTAAAACACTAGCTAATTCTTCTCCCATAAAATTTAACAACATATGTTTTACTGGGCCTTCTAAAGTAGATTCAGCATCCCAAGGAAATATAGTTCCTAATGCAACATGTTCTGACCATGGATTTTTTTCACTATCAAATAGTTTACCAAACCAAGATGCATCATCAGTAACATTTCTGTTGTCCATCCAATTAAATAATGCTTCTTCAAAATATTTTTTATTTTCAATATCAAAAACTTTATCTTTAGTAGCAATGATTGCAGCTTCCGAATTTTCTTTCCAATCATTAGCTTGTGCTATTAAATAAGGATCATTTCTATCCCATTCATTATTTACAGCAGCAATAAGTTTTTTATTATTAGGTGTATAACCTGGGTATATACTTTGTAAAAATCTAGTTAATGCTATTTTATTTTTAAAATCATTTAAATTAGATTCAATAGACATATCACCTATATTGTTGCCATTTAAATAACTATGTAAAAAAGTTGGTTCCATAGAATTTTCTTTTAATATATTTATAGCATTTGTTAGATTAGGATTGCTTGGATCAGCATCTGTTATGTCATGTATTCCATATCTTGCTAATACTGCTCTCATAAATAAAGCTTTATCTTTTCTAACTTCTTCAGAAGTTCCTATAAATTGATGTGCTGTTTTACTATCAATTGCTTTAGTAACCCATGATTGGATTTCCATATTTTTGTTAACAATAGGTAAAATTTTATTATAATCAGTTGGCTTAACATTAGAAAAATTCTTTTCCATGTAATCTGTTGCATTAGTTAAACCTTGAAAATTATCTATGTATAAAGCTCCACCTACTTGTTCTTCTCCATTAATATTAACATCTTGATAAGAGTTTTTTAAATCCATTATATTTTTTTCATGGAATGATTCATATCTTTGAGCAATAGCTTCTATAATTTCTTCTCTAGTTTCACTATTTTTCATAAGATCATTAGTCATTTTATAAACAGGATTATTTTTAAATTCTTCGGTAATTGTAATTGCATATGGATCTTTAAGATTAGCATAACTATTTAACCAAGCTCTTGCTTTGTTATCATCTCCTAAAGCTCTCATTAAATGAAATCCTCTAGAAATTAATAAATTTTTAACATTAGTTTCAACATTCAAATCATGTTTTTCCCCTGATAAAATTGCTTTACCATTGACTAATAAATCTAAATCTTTTTTAGCTTTATCATTAATTAATAACATTCCATCTATTGCTGATGTATTAAGTTTAGTTATTCCATCTATTCCATATTCAGAAGCTACAAAAAAAGCATAATCAATATCATTGTTTTGATTATCCCAAGTTATTGTACGATCACTTAATAAATTATCATTATCTAATTTAATTTTATTAGAAGCTGCTGCTACTACACTATTAGTACTCCATCCATTTAATTTAGCTTGAGCATTCATTTTATAAGCATCAGGAACATTTTGTAAAATTGTTGATGAATAAGCATCTGCTGCTTCTTTCATTCCTGTTGGATCATGTTTAAATTCTTCATTTAATTTAATAAAGTAATCTCTAGTTTCTATATCAAACTTATGAAAATAATTAGCTTGAGCTGCAGCTAATGATTCTCTTTCCATTCTTTCTAATGTAGGAGCAAAATTTTCTACAACAGTACTAAATGTACTTTTGGCTTCTTGGTATGGAATAGTATCACTTAACCTGTTTAATTTAATTTGTTTTTTACCACTATCTAATGCCATTATGAAAAAACTCCAAAAAAAAATATTATTGTTATTTTATGAATCATATTTATCCTTCTTAGCTTTTGCTTCCCATCCAGCACTAGCAATTGATGTCCATCCACCAAATTGTTCTTGCTTTCTTTTAGATTTAGCTATTTGAGCATTTAACGATAATTCGTTAATGTCAGATGTCATATTTAATCTAATTGTTGAGATGTCTTTTTTAGCTTTTAACT